AACGTCCAGTTTATTTTTACGTTATTATATTCGTCTAAGCCTTGTATGTTCATGTTTGTCATATATTCAAGGTATGTATCGCTATTTGCTAAATCACGGTAATCGAATATACCCTCAACTTCATCGTGTAGGAGGTTTAACCATTTATATATGACCCAGTAGTTTTTGAATTCGTTATCAATATTAAACTTGACTGTATTAGGTGGATATGAATCTCTACTATGTGAAGAGTTAAACAAGGTACTACCTGCGTATCTTATTTCTGTGGCTGGTACTTTTATTTCAGGAATTACAGTACCATATATTGAAAACTGTATAGTATCTTGATCTACTTCGCTGTTTGTTACACCTAATTTTTTATTAATTTTTTGTAGTGCGGGTGGTAGAGTAAAAACAAGTCTAAACTTGTCAATTAGTGTTTTATTAAGAGCTGCTTGTTGCATATTACATGTTTGCTAGTTGTTGCCATCCTTGCATTTCTAAATCATACATTTCATCATTCTGTGTCCCCCATCCAAACATTACTGCACCGAGATGTGTAGGCATTTCATTAGTTTGCTCGTTGTTGTATATTGATGTAGGGTTCATATAATATTTAACACCAAAATCCATTTTCTCAAGTTTTAGAGGTTTACCAAAACTATCGAATTCAACAATTTCAAAATATTTCTCGGTGATTTCTTTCTCAAGAATCATCAATGCCCAAGCAGTAGACATAACTCGGTCGTCGTTTTTACCTGTTTCAGCTTTCCAAACTCCATTAGGCAATCTTACAAACGTCTTAAGCTCGTTCAACGTATGTATGTCTCTTAATACAACAGCTGTCATTTCATTAAGAAAGTATCTCATATTTGTTACAGCTTTATATTTTGTATTTGTATGAGATATCATACCTAACTGAGCTTTTTCTCGTTTAGCTTGTTTCGAGCCATAGCATACAATGTTCTCATAGCCAAAATCATAGCCTAATCTATCAACGACTTGACCACCTTGATTATTTCGTTCTATTAATACAAACGGACATCCCCAGTTTTGTAAAATCTCATAACATTTATTAGAGAATTCAACAGGTATGGTTGTGTTACTATACCATTGTGCAACCTGCTCTATATTTCTAATATTAGTGATATCGAATATGTTAATAATACTGGCGTCTTGACCGACACCTTCACCAACGTCAATTCCTGCAGCGTATATTCTATCTGGGTTAGGTTCTTTCCAAATCTTATATGCACCGTTGTCTAATATAATAGGTGGGTCACAACAATTCTTTTCTAGTAGCTCATATGTAGCTAAATCAATAGATGAATCACCTGAATCATGGAAGTGGCAACAATACTCTTGTAAGAATCCGTCTAACCCTAGAGTTGCTATCTCTCGTTCTTTAAACCCAGGTTCTCTAGGCATTTCATCCCACATTACACGCTCAACAGCAAAATCAATAATCCCGCTTTCTGCTTCTGATACCAGTTTATGAAACAGGTTTCCTACTCCATTAGGGGTAGATGCTATAAGAACTTTTGATGTTTTTGATCTAGAGATAGTAGGATAAACAGAACGCCAGAAAGCTTCTAACATTGATGCAGGTTCGATGAACGCTAACTCGTCGAGAATTAGTGTATTAATTGTTGTACCTCGTGCTGATGAACCGGTCGTTGTTGAGATCCATATACGAGTACCATTCGAAAACTTACAGCTCGTCTGTCCCCATTCTTCAATACCAGGCTTTATCCACGATGGTAACTCTTCATAAGCTAATTTTACACGTCTAAAGATTTCTTTTGCTGTATCCTCTTTATTAGCAACAATAACTATATTTTTATCATCATTGAAACAAGCTTCCCATAATGCATATATTGTAAGAAGCGTTGTGTTGTGGGTGGGTATATATTGCGTACCACATAAGAATAAATTATTGACACTATCCACTGTAATACATCTAACTGGTCTACTTTCTACTTTAGAAATATTCTTTATATACAACCATTGATTGCGTTTATTTGATGCTGGTGATTCTTTTGCTTGTGTTTTTATTCTACTTGCTTTAAAAGGTATGGTACACACCAATTCACGTGGTTTAAAAGAAACAGTATAACATTCAGCACATTGTTTACCATTATATGTCGGAATGTGTGAATTGATAGTAGTTTTATATCCTAAGCTTTCAATTAATTGTTTTACTTGAAGTGCTAGAGTGTGATTGATTGAGTAAAATTGTGCATATCCTGATGAATTAATGTAACCGTCGCTATCCATTAAACCTTGTAATAGCTTCAATCTATCACCTCTAGTAGATTTTACGTATTTTTCTGGTATGTGTTTGTTTCCTAATAAATTGAGAGCTTTTAGCTCAGAGCTTAAACAGGTTTCATTTTTCATACCGCGTTTACCAGACAACATACCTAATCTTAAGCTAAAAGCGTTTTGTCCTTTCCACTTTTTAACTATCAATTTATATTGTGTATGTTTTTCTAATTGATTGATAATGTGGTCTATATCTCTATTACCTACAGTTATTGTAGATGTATCTGTACATCCGTCGCCTAACCACAAGCCTAAAATATACGGATCTATTTCAAGATCTTGCTCCACGCCCTGTACACCATTTATACACATTGGTATTCTATGGTTAGGTTCACTATATGAGAGGAGTGTTTCGAATAACTCTTTTGTAGTTCTTACTTTACCGTGTATTTTATGACGCCTGTCTTGCTTACTTTGTGTAAACCAATTATGATCCGCATCAGCCACTATTTTCTCACCATTATCGAACTCTACCTCATAACACTCTCTATTATGCATTATATCGTGTGCTTTGACAACGTTACACGGTGCACCATCTAGTCCATATACTTGATCACCGTCTTCCAGTTTACCCATAGTTGTCCAACCTGACGGTGTAGGAATTGGTGTGTTTATATCTAGAGCTTTTCCGATTTGTCGACTTGCTAATAATAATACACGCCTGTTGTCACGTAACGTACGTAAACATCTTCTCTGATATTTAAACAGCTTGATCTTCTGTCTACCTTCATCAGGATCGATAATATAAAAGAAATTTTCGGCAAAGTATAGCATATTATTTGCCGATTTCTTAATGTCTCTCAACATCTCATCAGTATATTCAAATTCTGTCTGAGCTGTAGGAAGTTTTGGATTGTTTAGATAAAATTTACTATTTTGTCTCGACGCCACATAAATACTTATTGATCATGAATAAAAATGACTTATACGCTTTAGGTGATATGTATGGCAATATTCTCAACCAGGTAACTGTTGTTGCAGAAAGTACAGGGCCAGGTGATACAGATTTAAATAAAGGCACTAAACTACAAGAAGGTGGGCCTAAAGAAAAAGGAGGATTCAAGAAACATAAATTAGATCCTAATACTGTAAAGGGAAATAAGGATAATGCTTTTGATATTAAAAGATTCTCATATCCAGATGACGCAGAAGAATGCTGCGACGAAGATGAAGAAGTTATGGTCGAAGCTGTTCAGCATGTATTAAACTATTTTAGTGAGAGTGCTAATCCAGATACAGATGTTATTAGTATGATTGTTGAGATGGGTAGAGCAAGTATTCCAAATCTTCGAACTGTTATACACAACTTAAACAAGACAAATAAAACAGCTACTGCCAATTTAATAAAAACTATAACTGAAAACGAAAATAATCCTTTATTTAAAGAATGTAAAGACATTTTGGTTAAAACTGTTGAGTATGATCGCAATCAAAAACAACCTATTAATGAAAAAAGAAGCAAAAGAGCACTAAATAATAACAACATGAAAAAGACTTCCTTTGATAAAATCTTTGAAGCTGCTATGGCAGGAGAATATGACGAACTCGATGAACTTGGTGTTGATACTGACACTAACGACGAGTTCGGTGAACTTGGTAGTGATCTAGAATCTGATTTCGATGAAGGTGAAACAGATCAAGTTACTATAACATTAGATAAGGCTACAGCACAATCTCTATGCGATATGATCCAAGCTGCTCTTGGTAGTGGTGAAGATTTAGAAGGTGATGAATTTGGTGGCGATGAGCTCGAAGGTGATGAATTTGGTGGCGATGAGCTCGAAGGTGATGAATTCGCTGACGAAGACGAAGAACGCGTTGCTGGTGGTGTAGCTAAAGGTGAAGGCATTCCTGCTGAAGCCGGTGTACCTAAGCAACATTCTGCAAGCATTAACTACGGCAAGCAGAATAAAGTAAGCAACTTAAAGCCAGGTGGTGCTGCAAGTGCTAAAGGTGAAGGCATTCCTGCCGCTGCTGGTGTGCCTAAACAGCACTCAGCTTCAATCAACTACGGCAAGCAAAACAAAGTAAGCAAGCTTGCTCAAGGTAAGAGAATGTTTGACTAATAATATTTGATACAACTAATTAAGAGAGCGGGGTACACACTCCGCTCTCTTTTTGTATAAATATCTATGATGACATTTGAAAGATTCTTTCTCGAATACTACAAAGGTAATTCTATCTTAAACCCCGACTTAACAGGCAACGGTAAGAAGATAGATCGTATAAATTCTAGAAAGCACGTAAACACTAAGCCTAAAGAATACACTAATATGCATCCAGATGTTGATGCAGTCGCAAAGGGTAGGTTGAATAATAAGTTTTTAATGGGAGCAAGATTGCAAAATCTTCTCAAACAATACAATATAACATTTAAACCAGGTACTAAAGGGTTAGGTAGGACACATGCTGTTCTAGTTATGAAGAAGACACCACAAGGACCTGTGGGTATAATTAAAAGAAAGTAAATAGATGTCAACAGAATGCAACAATCCGTCTTGTACCATTGATCAAATCTTAGCAGGTGTAGCTTGTGATAGAGATAGCACGTTTATGGATCCTTCTAACTTAGAAGGAGAAAGATTTGTATATGACTTAGCGTATAAAGACCTTATAAACAATTTCGGATACACTATAGCATACTTCGTTAATGGATTTAATCTATCAGCTGCAGATACACTATATGGTGAACACCCGCTTCAAACATTCTATGGCCCAGTTCAAATTAAATCATATTTAGAACTAGATGAATCAAATCTAGCTCTTACAAAGTATGGGTTCGATCCGCAAGATGACTTAACAGCATATATACACATCGACACGTTTTTCTCTGTGTTTTCAGGATTATCTGTATATTCTGTAAATGGTCAGCGTGTAGAGCCTAAAGCAGGTGACTTGATACAAATAACTGCTCTAGGGTGTGATAGACCTAATGGTAGGGGTGCAAACATTTTTAAGGTAACTGAACGTAGAGATCAAGATGTATCAACTATTAATCCTATGCTCGGTCATTATGTTTATAGGCTGAGAGCTAAGAGGTATGATCATACATATGAAACAAACGCTCCGAGAGAAGCAGGTGATGAACAAGTATATGAAAATTCATTTACCGGTAAGCTGTCATCAGCTATGTTCCCCGAGCTGTCTACTACAAATGAGAAGTCTTATCCAGGTGATATAGACGACACCTCGAAGACAAATGTATTCGATCAGAGTGTTAATAATACTTCTATATACGGCACGTATTATTAAGCCATTACATCTGTAACAAGCTTGTTATAATCGATCAACTTTGAATAATCGTTGAATGGACATTCATGCGGTTGACCTGTAAAGTTGTAATCGTATAGATAACTATCAATTGTACCGCTACCTAATAACTCTTTAGGTGCATAGTTATTATGTAATTTGTAACCGAATACTTCTGGCTGTGTTGCAAACCAAGCTACATGTGATGGCAGTTTCAATGCAGCCGCAGCATGTTGTAAGCTAGAATCGATTAATACACGTCTTTCAGAGAACATCATCATAGCGAATAATGTCTTTTTAGGTATTATTTGATCAAATCTCTGACAGTTTTGTAATTGTGGGTGGAAGTCATAACACACATGCACAACATGGTATTTTTGAGAAAATACATTAACCATTTCTTGTGCTATTCCTGGGAATATGTCTCTCATCCACGAATATGGTAATGGCTGATGTTCTTTGCCCGGACCACCAAATGGTTGAAAAATTAGTATAGGCTTATCTGATGAAATTCTACCTGATTCTAGTTCTGGTGAATTTATAAAAAGTTTGGGTTGATTGTCATTATATGGTACACCTATCATATCACACCAAGTCTCAATCAAGCTACATTTTTTAGTAATGTGACTCGTTTGCCTATATGGCTCTTGTCCATATATTTCTACGTCTTTGTTATGTACGTAGTCTTGATAGAAATAAGGTGTATTGCCTATTCTATATACTCTGTAAATATCAGGGTTACCTATTAATATCTCAGGCCATGCACAAGATACTACAATTTTTCTGTCAGGGTTTGCTTTTTTATAAGCATCAAGAACACCTGTGAAAGCAACGTGTTTTCCTATACCACCTTGTACCTCAAATACAGTATATTTCTCCATACACTGTATTTATAAATTACACTACGATACGCAACGTATTATCTGCTGTACATCTCCATAAGTGGCCTGTTGGTAACCCAGCAGAAGATGTAGGAATGTTTCTTATAATGGGATTATATAATCCTGTTGCAGCACTAAGGGTTGGTGCGTATGCTATACCTGCTGATCCACACGCGGTTGCAGTGACTAGATTAGTATTAAAGTTAACAGAATTAGCAGAACATGTAATACACCCTACACTATCAGAATTTTTATGTCCTGAAGAATTTTCACCGTAAACCATATTGGTAGTAAACGGTGAATATGCGTATGTGTAATTTGCTCCAGATAACGTCATGCCTCCAAAAAATGTGAAAGATCCTGTTCCACATCCACAATTATTCATATGATTAAATGTATTAATGCCCACTACACCCCAAGCAGCAGAAGAAGAAGCTGCATACACGTCTCCTATTATATTACAAGCCGCAAATACAGTGTGGCTAGTATAACATCCGCCAAATGTACTACCAAACGATGCTACATTATAGCCTCCTATCGTACTTGATCTGCTCCCAAATGTAACCGACGAACTCAAACTATATATAGCACATCTCTGCTGCAAGTTTGAGGAATTGCTCATATTAAGTATAGATCCTACACTACATGAAAAAGTATTTATAGTTGAACATATTGCATTTGAAGTACCACCGATCATAGAAGATGTATTTGTTGTAGCTCTAACTGCTCCGCAATTAAAAGGAAAAAATACATTTACAGAAGATAATATACACGTGTCAGCAGGCTCTTGACGCGCCATCGAGCGAGGTGAAATGAAACGGTTAGAGTTTGAGATTCCTACACTGTTTGACGTGTATTGTACACCGCCTGTTGAATTAACAGCTGATAATAAATTAGGTGCATTATAAACTGACGAGTTGATCATGCCTGTGGTGCTCGCGAAAGATATACTATTCACAGAATTGTACATGGTAGATTCTACAGAAGCACTATTTACACTTGAATTACACGAAGCAACATTATTACCATTATATGTGTTTCGGTTTACAACCCGCTGACAATTTATACAGCCAGTGTGTGCGTGAAATGTGTTTATAGTGTTACACACATTACCACAATATAACATTGTTGAATTAATCGAACTCATCATAATATTACCTGAGCTTCCATAATCTACAAATATTGAGTTTTTTATATCACACGCACAAGTAAAACATATACGTGCACTGCTCAGATAATACAAATCAAGAGTTTGAGTTATATTATTGTTGGGTAGAGTACACCTACTAGAGAAGCCTCTACCAGATAAAACATTTTTAATAGTTACAGTGAATGACGGGCTAAACGAACTTAATGATAAAGTTGCAGGTGTTATGTATAGTGGTGTCGCTGATCCTATACCTGTGTATATAGTACCTGTATTAGAGTTACACCCCATGTGTGTTAACCATTTATAACTATTACAAACTTGTTCTGCGTCAAAATTCATATTATGTCGTTTTTATTATATCACTACCTACATCTCTATACCACGTACAAACTGGTAACCCTGTACATCCTACTGGTAGATCGGTGATAATTAAGTTATTAATATACGTATTACACGAAGTATTAGCACTGCTCAAATTACTACCTATAATAAGACCGAAGCACGCTCTATTATATCTACCGCCTACAATATACGAACAAAAATACGACGACCACATTATATTATATTGACCACCTAAAATAGACGAATTAAATTGTCCGCCACCTATTAAATTATCACTACCTGCAGCTATTAGAGATTTACATCCCATGTTTACTATATTTCTACATCCAGTATATATTACCCCTAAAGACCCGTCCCAGTTTGTTACGGTATTCATACACCCTGTAAATATTAAAGAAGCGCATATTCCATCTGTTCTATAGGTGCTTAATGTATTTTGCATACCTGTATATATTGTATTATAACTACGTCCTAGTATGTTAGATAACCCTGCATATATAGTACCACTCTTAGCGAAATTATAGCAGCCGTTCCACATCGTGCTGAAAGAGTTATTGTATGATATTAACGTATTACAGTAACCATTCATTACCACATTAAGGCCACAATTACTACCAGATAGATAATTATAAGCACCTGTAATTATATGATTATCAGTTGAGCTATTATTAGCACATAAAAAATTTGCTGTATTGTTGTTACCATTTATTATATAGACAGTTGAACAACCAGCTAGCACATTATTTCCATCACCGTTAAACACGGTAGAGGTAGGGCTTAATACACGTTCTCGCTGATAAACAGTGTTACGTGAACCGTTAAACAATGTTGATGTACAAAATAGTCCTTTGTATGCGGATAGTGAATTATAACACCCTGTTATAATTGTAATATCACTAGTTGTGCAGTTATTATTCGCACTTAATGAATATACACTGTTGTGGTCTCCTGAAAATCCGAGAAGAAACGCAGCAGCACCGTCTCTACCTTCTGTCGGACCTTTAACAATATTGTTACAACCTGTTCTAACATATCCGTATGATGATTGTAGATAGTTATATTTACCGGATACTACGTCATATCTACCGTAGGATAAGATAGGTTTGCTAGATAGTTCATCAGTTTGTATATACACCCCATAAACTCTATCAGAGGCCGATAAGATCAGATTTCTATTACCTATTAATACAATACTAGCGGTAGATAGTGTACGGTTACCTGTACCTGCAAAAGAATATATATTTCCACCTACTAAATTGTTATTGTACCCTCCTACTACTTGTAACGCTCCTACAGTATCTACATTGCAAATTGTTTTTATACTAGTCTGCTGCGTTCCAACAGAAATTTTTATACCTGTGGATGTAGGTAAATTTGAACTAATTACAGTATTATATGAGTTTAGTGATCTTATATTAGCACCTAAAGCTGTAGTACTCAATCCCCATATTAAATAGTTGTTCGAACCTGATACAGATGCATTACCTTTACCAAATATACACGTACAAGCTGTATTATTAACATTTGAATCACTTTTAAATACTATACCAGAAAGTAGGGTATTTATTGTTAAATTGTTGTTAATGACACCGTTTTGTGTATAATCGAATCCGCTTTCTGATATGCAATATGGTATAATGCACCCTGCAGCAGTATATACCATGTTACCTGTTAAACTAGAAGAACCAGTGTGTATTAGCTGCTTATATGTATCACATATACTTTGATTTTGTAATGATAGAGACATTTAGTTAAGGGGTTACATATAGTGTGCAATTTGTTGTACATTTCCATATTGTGCCTGGTACAGTACCTACTGCAGTAGGTAAGCACGCTTGTATCTTGTTTGTGTAAAATGTACACGATCTATTAGCTGTGATATTTACACCTGCAACAAACGTGTCTGCAACTCCAGTGCATATTGTGTTATTCCATCCAGACATAATTGAGCTATAATCGCCATTATTTACATTATTACAACCTGCTAAAACAGAACTATAGTTGCCAGTAACGCAATTATTTGTTCCTGCATATATTATAGAGAAACACGCATTCACCGTATTACTACGTCCTGCCATTATAGCTGAATATTGCCCTATTACAGAGTTGTTACACCCTGCACCAATCACATTAAAGCTACCTACAATAGTGTGGCCAAACCCAGCGCCTACCACATTATAATCACCTTGAACACACGCACCATGGTTAATTGCATTATGATTACCTATAACACAAGTATTATTACTTGATTGTATAGTATTAAAATTGCCGAATACATTCGTATTTAAGCCACTCCATATGTTGTTGTAACTTCCGCAAATCGTATTGTTTTCACCGCTTATGTTATTATAATCATTGTATATAGTATTACCTATACCTGCAAATATGTTACTAAAAGCACTGTTACATATAGTATGATTACAGCCTGCAAATATATTCACATAACATGAACTTAATATGCAGTTTGTATGACCTGCATATATTGTATTAAAACAGTAATCATATATATTATTGTTACATCCTGCTAATATAGCGTTGTAGTTTCCTATAGATGTATGAGTGTCGCCGGCTAAAACTATAGAGAAATCACCACACACAGATGTGTCAGTTACACCTCCTGTATAGCTAAAATCTCCTTGAATGCAATTACTACTACCTGCATCAATTACAGAATAATTACCAGTAATGCTATTATATTCACCTGCCTCGATAACACTAAAACATCCTAATATATCATTCCTCCTACCTGCTACTACAGAACTATAATCTCCTATTACAAAATTACCAGACCCTGCCATAATAGTAGAACTTACACCCGTTACCGAATTATTTTCACCTGCTAAAATTACAGAAATATCGCCTACGATACAATTCGAGCTACCAGCAGTAATGACTGAACAACATCCAGTTATATTATTATACTCACCAGCGGCAATAGTATTATAATCACCTTGAATAATATGATACTGACCAGATGCAAGATTACATCCTCCCATAATATACGTACCTTCACCTACAGCTAGATTATAATCACCACAAATGTTATGATTAGCGCCTAATCCTAGTCCGCAATATATTATGTTGTCAACTGTAAAATAACCGCTAAGCGCGTTGTTTACATAGATGTTCTCTACTGTAGGAACAGGGCAAGCATATAAAGGTGTTATACAACCTTTACCAGTATATATTCTACAACCACCTTCTGGTGGAACGTGCAAAAGCCAGTCATAGCTGTCTACTACTCTGTTTCCTGTTAATTTGCTTCCCATTCTCTATTATTTATACTGAATACAGTGATTACATTTGATCCTGATACACATACTTATAAAAACATAGAAACAAGTGAAAACTATATTTCTGTAACTACCTTATTAGGTAAATATAAACCTAAATTCGATGAAGATTACCATGCTGAACGTATAGCTAAACGCGAAGGTGTAGATAAAAGTGTTATACTTGAAGAGTGGGATAGAATTCGAACCAAATCTACAGATAAAGGAACTCTTATTCACAATCTACTTGAAGAATACATAAAAACTAAAACAATCAACAATAAAATACCTTGGCTATTCAGTGAATTTGATAAATTAATAACTGAAAATATCCCTTATATACGGAATATGCATAGTGAGTTACTTCTTTATGATCACAATTATAAAATAGCTGGTACGTCAGATATAGTCGTAGATAGTGGAAAATATTTCCATATTGTAGACTTTAAGACAAATAAGAAGTTTTCATATTTTAGCAAGTATAATGAATATTTTTACCCACCTGTTGAACATTTATCAGAGTGCGAATTTAATGTATATAGTTTACAGTTGTCAATGTATGGATATATGTACGAAAAAATATCAGGTAAACGATTGAAAAGCATGTTTGTAATGTTTTTGAGACCTGATAAAAAGACATTTGACGTTATTAATATGAATTACCTAAAAAATGACGTAAAACAAATTTTTGAAAATTATAAGTTGAATTCAGATAAAAAATGTCCTTTAAATTAAATAAAGTGATGAAAAAAGAGACGTTGATAAAAAAGCTTACAGCACAGCATAACACATTATTAGAAACTGTTCAAAAAATCAAAGAACTTACATACACATTAGATGATCCTTATCTCTGTGAATGTATTGACGAATGGTGTGATGGTCTTGAGGAGATTCTAGAAGACGGTGATGGTTGTGTATCTGGATTGATAGAGTCTATTGAAGAGTCTTTTTCTGAATCTGAAGATCAAAAATAAATTATTTTGAGGTACAAATAATTTGAATTTTAATATCAATAATAGTATATATAGACATGAACTGGCTTAAAGAGTCACCGACGATACAATTTGTATACTATTATGCGAGAGTAATGTATGTCGTTTTATATGTAGCTTGGACATTAGCATGCGGTACATTGCAGTCTGTTTTTCAAAAGAATCGTATAGATGTAAATTATGCTGAAGTACGAACTATAGACGGTAAATAATTAAATGAAGAGCAACAAGCATAATTTTTCATTAAAATATTCACCTACCGAAAAAACATGGTCAATTTACGATGACGGTGTACTTCATACTGCAGGGTATAAAAATCGCAAAGAAGCTCAAAAGCAAATTGACGAGCTGTTAGGAACAAGCGATAAATCGCAGAGATCTCTGATCCGTCTCACGAAGGATTGGAAAAAGCAAATTAGGAACATGTGAATAATAAAAATATGTACGGCATTGACCAGAACGCAAAAGCAGTTACCCAAGATGAGCTAGTTGAAATCATTAAGCAACTAGACTCAAAGGGAATGGTACCTATCTCATTTACAAGTGTCACTAAGATGACCACACGTAAACCGAATGGATTTGATAAATTTACACTATCAGGTTATTCTGGTAAAGGTGGTGAAACCTGGTTTACGAAAGTAAAGCAAGTTAATGGTAATATCGGTATCGTGTATGAAGAGAAGGTAAATAGAGAACGTGAAAAGCAAGGTCTCGATACAGATTTTGTCGCAAAGGCTTCGCCGTATGAATACGTTACGAAGGGTGTGCGTAAAAAAGGTGATCAACACTACCTCGCATTCTATCCTATTTCAAATGCACAGTCGTTTGAACAAGTTATTGTCGGGAAGAAAGGAAGCACATTTGAAGTTGTAGATAAAGAAGATATTGCTGATGTTATTCCTGAGTACAATGTATCATCGAGTAGACAAGGTTTAACGGAAGATAATAAAGTCGATTACGAGATCATTTCATTTGGATCTATTGCAGCTGTTCGAGTAGATGGTCAAAGCTACATTGTAACTGATATTGATGAGCCGCGTCGTGAATCTTTTAACCTTGCATTTGAATAACCTCCAGCTTTCATTAAATATGAAAAATAGTGGAACAAGAAAACGTCATATGTGAAAATAATATACGTGATATTTTAACTGTTATTTTCGAAGATCATATAAGTATGTGGGACCTCGCATCACTTGATGATACCACGCGTTTAAAAGACCATTTAGGTTTACATGAAGCAGACATGCAACAAATAGTTGAAAAAATAAAATCTCAATATAATATTGATATTAAAGATTCGTCTGAATGTAAAACGTTTGGTGATCTTGTATTATTAATAAAAATGAAATTGAATAATGGAAGCGAACATAAAGAATTATAGGTTTAAACTGATTAGCGAATTAGTTATAGCAGTTTATGATAATGATGAAAAGAATGATGATGTCTTAGGTGAAGAAGGGTTACCATTTACGTTTATACGTTTAGAAGGGTCTGGTATAAGAAACGCTAAAGATTTTCATTATGAGATCATGGATTGGTATAATAAATATGTTCAGTGCTAGATGATTATTCAGGTTTAATTGCATTACTATTATGGGTAATAGTATGGGGATGTGTTATCTTTTGTTTCATTCAAAAATTTATAAATTAAATCTGGAAAAATAGGAACAATACTATAAGTTAAGGTGTCAGCGGTAAAAAGTGTGACGAGAACAATAAATACTTTTGCAAATGCAGAAACGATTTACATATTCAAATATACCTCTTGCCATGTTATGGTCTTGCGACTATAATATTGAGCCAGTAGGTAGTATTCCTGAAGCGTAAAGAGTTTGTACATAGATTTTCTCGAAGCGCTTCAGGTAACTAAACTGAAGCGCTTTTTTTTTATAAATTTTCTGAGAGGCCTGGACGACAGTGAGCCTGAATCATTGAAGCGACCATAATAGTGGCGGACAACAAACGTTGGACAGGAATAATTAAAATGGTAAATAACGGACCGCGGTGGTTGAGCTTTCTTGCTCTTACCGCGGTCCAAAATTTTAATTGGTGTACATCCCATAGTGGTGTGGGGGCGGTCTCATAAGCCGTTGCGTTTGCAGTGTCGGTTCGACTCCGACTACACCTACCAATCTAACATGCTCGGGCAGTGCCCATGTAAGGCATGAAAAGACGTCAGGGTTTCGGTCGCCTGACGTAAAAGAAAAGACCGTACATTTTCATACACCGGTAGTGTAGCGGTAGCACGAGAGTCTCCAAAACTCTTTGCCCGGGTTCGAATCCTGGTCGGTGTGCCAATCAAATGCTCTCTGGAGTCGTGCATGTCGCGATCACGATAACCTCGGCTTGTGGAAACCAACAAGAGAGCGACCAATTTACGGGTGTAGGTTGACTGGGTAGGCGCTTCGTTTGGGGCGAAGATCAGGTGGGTTCGATTCCCACACATCCGATTTTTCGATTAATAATATCTGTAATTATGTTGAGATATTTTTGTGATGTAGATTCCTTAAAACATTTTTGTTGCGATGTATCTATAATACATAGTTCGATATTATGTTCAAGACATGCTTGAATCTAGACCATTTTTATGTGTAGGCGGCAGAGACGGTGGTGCTGCGGTAGACTGTAAATCTACTCCCTCCGGGTAACAATGGGGGTTCGAATCCCTCCTTACACACCATTTATAACCCCATCTGGCAGAGTTGGTCAATGCACTGGTCTGAAGAATCAGCGATCTCGGTTCGATTCCGAGGGTGGGGGCCATTTTAAATAATAGTGGATTCTAAAAAGGAACTCTATTATTATGATGGCGTGCTTGAGAGTATATCTCACAAACACACCACTCTTCTAAAATAGAAGAGTGTATTTGATGTTCTTTGAAAAACAAAATTGAGACAATGGTCTCATACCTGTCAATAACGATAGTTGTTGATAGATATAAGACCATTGTAATACGCCCGTTCGGGGGCCTAATAGGATATGTC